TGCCAACCGGAGCGCCTTATACGCAATCCCGCGCCCTCTGTCTTCTGGGCCACGCAGTAAACCCAAATCGCTCATTGCCCGTTCGCCCGGCGTCATGCCGTACAGGCGGCCAGCCGTCCAGCGGGGCAAATCCTGCTCGGCCCCCAGCAAGCCCTCCAGCCGGTCGGCCAAATCGGCGGCGCTGGTCCGTTCCGCATACGCGGTCGCCAGCGTGTTGCGGATGTCCGTCAGGCCGCCGTTCTCCAGTTGCCAGATCCGCTGGCTGAGTTGCAGCCCATCGCCATACACCCGCTGCTGGGCCGCCATAAGCGCCCGCTGCCGGCGCTGCTGCCAGAGGCCGATGATCGTCCCGACCTCATCAGCCGTCTGCTCCTCGGTGAGCGGTTGGGTCACGCCGGCCATAACGGCGTTGTGCTGGATGACCAGGCTACCGAAGGGCAGACTAGCCGCTTGCTCTCTGGCCGCCGTCAGCAAGTTGGTCCAGTCCTGCATGAAGGCGCGATACTGGCTCTGCACCTGCCCCATTGCGCCCATGAGCGCATGGCCGTTGACCATCCCTGCGCCGTCTGTGCTGCCACGCACCAACCCCACGAGCCAGGCTTGAAACGGATAGAGCTGCCTGTGCGTCTCGCCCATGACCCGGAGCGTGAGGCGCATCAGCGCTTCGTGGTTGCGCTGGTCTGCATCTGCCTGGCGGATGTCACTGAGCGCCATTGCTACCCGCTCCCTGGTCCGGCGTTGCGTTGGCCGCCACCCGGGCCACCTGGTCGGCCATCTGCTGCCGAAGCGCCTGAATCTCGGCATCGGCGTCAAAGTTGGGAATAAAGAGACTGAGCAGGCGGATCACCGTCTCGTCACGCAGACCCAATGCCTTGAGCTTCAGCGCGGCGTCGCCGGCGTCCTTGAGCGTGGCCGCCGAGAGCGCCTGCTTGCTGGCCCATTCGGCGCTCCAGTTGAGCGATTCCGGCAAGATGCCTTTGAGCAGCCATTGCCGCTCGACCAAGGGCTTGACAAATTGCGCGGTCACCCAGGCGGACTGCGCTTCCTTGCGACTGTCATACTGCTGCTTTTGTTCGTCCAGCACGTCCCGGTTCAAATCCTGGCCATAGCCCAACAAGCTCATAGGCACGGGCGCAGCCACCCACCAGGTGCGGATATGGTGCAGGACGTCATCGATCTCACTGAGCCGGGCATCGCCTTGGATGCTCTGGATGTTCGTGCGCTTGTTGCTAAAGAAGTCAGCGACGGCAGCAAAGGGATCGTTGAGCGCCGCTTTGTTGCGGGTCTGATAGGCTTGGATGTCAGCCTCGCTGGCGTCTTCCAGGCTGTGGACGTACTTCATGCCGGCCCGTGTCTTGCGCCGGATGGCAATGTCCAACTCGCCCTCCTGCATCCGCTTGTACGCCTTGCGCGCACTGCCAAAGAGCGGACGACCGTACCGGCTGTTAGCGCGCTTACCGCCGCGGGCATGGAGCATCTGCCACTCGGCAAAGTAGACGGCGTTGGCGGGCGGGTCCAGGGTAAAGCCGCCGTTCCAGTACATATCCGTCCAGAAGAAAGCGCGGCTGGGGTCAATGAAGCGATCATACTCGTCGGTCCAGCGGTGGATCTCTAGCGTTGGCTTGCGCGTCACCTCCACGATGTCACCCTGCCGGTTGGCCCCCAGCTCCAGGAAGGTATCGCCGTCGTTCAGCGTCTCGCGCACCCACTCTTCGACGTTCTCCCAGAAGCCGATACGGTTCAGCATGGCGGTGGCAATGGTCTGCGCCTCCTTGGCGCGCCGGCCATCTACCCGCAGTTCAAAGCCGCCTTTGACCGAATCGGCGGCTAGGGTGTCCACGACCCCTTGGGCGCGGGTGTCCTCCTCATACATGCGCCGGCAATCCTCGACGAGCGGACGCCGGCCAGCTTCGGCGGCAAACTGTTGGACGAGGGCAGACGGACGCGGCGGGGGCACCACCAGCGTCGCTGGCGTCACCTGCTGTACTCTTGGTCGAAAGAGCGCCTGAAAGCGCTCGACAAGCCCGTTTACTCGTTGAAAAGCCACGTCGATCCTTGGAAAATAAAAAAGGCGCCAAACACCTTATAAAAGGGTTTGGCGCCTCGGTATGAGTTAGCCTAATTCAGTTGTGTTTTCGCCTAGGTTATGTTACCTCTGGCCTTAGTTGCGCTCTCAGCGCCGTTAACCGTAGCCGCAATTCAGTGGCGTCGCTGTTGGCATCCTTCGCAATCTCCGCTTCGACATGCTCTATCTCTTGTGCCAACTTAACCCCTAACGGCGTAAACGTAGCGACATGATACCAATGCTTGCAATGTGGGCAACGAAACCGGCGCTCTTTTCCGCCACCGCGCAGTGGCCTATCCTTGACCTGTAATTCAAAGGCCTGGCCGCACCGGTCGCACCTAATCATACTCGCCGTCTTTCTTCTAGCACTTGCCGGTGTTCTTGGCGCTTTGACGGCAATAGTTCTCCGGTCGTGTTGATCTCATGGACTATCCTGCCGTCTTGCCCACCGTGTAGGGTAAGGGTCCACTTAGCATTACTGCTGCGTAGTTTCGTGATGTTCGCCACCAACCACTCGATCAGGACTTTGTTCTCTGCATCCATCTTACCACTATCCGAATAAGTTTTCAATAGCCGAACGGCTTACAGTTTGTGATTGGGTGGCAGCGGCGTCGTCACCGCCACCTAGCATTAAATCAGTCAAGGCCCACACCCTGGCATCTAGGCGGTCCGGCGAATCCTCGCCCGGCACCCAGGTAGTCAGTTGACTTTCCAACTGGGCAAAGGAACCGACGTGATGAATCTTGCCCTGGGCGTCGAGCGCTGATATAGGTTCTGCCCTGGTGTACTTGCCACGGCTCGCATGAACGGCTCGATAGGCGATGGCCTTGCTTTTGCGCTCCTTGCGCTGAAACAGGTCTTTGGCGACACTGGTCACCACATGCTCAACCATTTCGCCGCCTTGGTTTATCTCGGCAACGATGCGGTCAGCGCCCCATTTGTCGTATGCTTTGACGGCCGTCTCGCCCCACTGCGCCGGCGGCGCTTGCTCAGACAAGTCTTCTAATACGTACCCATGCTCCTTGGCATCAATCCCGGCCACAATGATCCCTGTCTCATTGCTGCGCTTGGCACTGGTGGCGGCCGGGTCTAGCGCCACCACAATGCGCACTAGGGGCGGCACAAAGTTGATGCGGTTCTTGTCAAGAATGGCCAAGGTCCACAGGGCGCCCGGTGTGTCTTCCAAGATTTCGGCGTTAAGCTCTTGCCGACCAAGCCGCGTCCCCTCATATCGACTAATAATCTTCTGAAAGAAGGACGGCGCGAGATTGCCCCGGTTTTCGTACGTGTTGCCCCGCGTAACCACAGTGGCAGAATCTTTGAGCAAGTCGCGAATGATCTGGACAGGGCGTGGTGTGGTCGCAATGGCGCATTGCGGATTGTCACCGAGCCGCAAGCCAAACAAAAGATTGCTCCAAGCATCGTCAATGTAGCGCCAGGCGGCCAGTTCGTCACAGATGGCCCAGTGTTGTTGTGGGCCGCGCAGCCGGTCAGGCTCATCCGCGGTATAGAGCGTCGCCTGACTGCCGTTCGGCCAGGTGACACGCCGCTTGCTGGATTCGTAACGCGGCTTATTCCACGGCGGGCAAACCGCCAGGATGCCGGATTCGCCCTCGACCACAATGTCGCGCGCGTCGGCGGCTGTGGAGGAAACAATTGCCCCTCGGCTCCCCGGCATCGACTCGGCTTTGCTTCTTGCCCATTCGGCAATACTGCGGGTCTTGCCGAAACCTCTGCCAGCCAGCAGCAGCCAGGTAGACCAGGCACCTGGTGGGGGAAGCTGCTTTGGCCTTGCCCAAAACGGCCAGAAATATTCAAGCACCCGGCGCTCGTCGTCATTTTGTGCTATCTCCGCCAGCAATCGTTGGCGTTCCGATTCTGGTTGCAAGGCTAGCAATGCGGCCGGCGAGTCGCTCAGTAATGTCATTGATGTTCTTGATCTCTACTTCCGCCTTTTCCTCAATGC